GAAACGTTACATTAAATGTTTTATCAGGTGTTGTTGGTTTAGGTAAAGTAAATTTAAGCATTGTACTTCGAATAAGATCCCCTTTATTTTTGGGTATACGACATTCTACCGATGCATCATAATCAACATCACCATCAAAAGGTGTTTCGATAGATTCAATTGAAAATTTAGTATGTCTCCTAAAATTCATCAGGAAATATGAAAACTCGGGTTCACCAGTGAGCCATTGGTCCTGGATACCCGTGATAGCAAGGTTTAATCGACCAGCCATTCTTACTTTACGTGAGTAAAATTTTATGAAATAAAACGACACGATATTATAGATGAATCTTCAGTTGAGAAAATTCAAACCCGAAAAAATGGCAGACGATAAAGTTTGTGTTTTTATAGGTAAACGTAATACGGGTAAATCAACCTTGGTTACTGATATTCTGTACCATAAAAAACATTTACCAGCGGGTATCGTTTTATCAGCAACAGAAGAAGGTAATCATTATTATCAACAGTATATACCAGATTTATTCATATATGGCGATTACGATAGAGAAGCTATTGAACGTGTAATGGATAGACAAAAAAGATTAGTTGGTGCAGGTAAAAAAAATTGTGGAGCCTTTCTTCTTTTAGATGACTGTATGTATGATTCTAAGTTTATGAAAGATACATGTATTCGTCAATGTTTTATGAATGGGAGACACTGGAAGATATTTTTCATGTTAACTATGCAGTACTGTATGGATCTACCACCCGCACTCAGGGCAAATATCGATTACGTATTTATTTTACGTGAAAATATTATTCAAAACAGGGAAAAATTATTTAAAAACTTTTTTGGTATTTTTCCATCTTTCGAGATGTTTAATAAAGTTATGGATTCATGCACAGAAAATTACGAATGTTTGGTTTTAGATAATACATCTAAAAGTAATAAAATAGAAGATTGTGTCTTTTGGTATAAAGCGACACTTCGTAAAAACTTCAGGGTTGGTGCACCAGAGTATTGGCAAACACATAAAAAGATGTTTAATCCAAAACATGGAAACATGAAAGTAGGAGATCCAAATTCAGTTAAAAAGAATACACCTTTTAAAGTTACTAAAAGAAAATGATAAGATCAATTGCTAAACGAATGTACACGACTTTAAATTTACATACCACTAAAAATATGACTGTGGTGTATCCAGCTTATAATGAATTTAAACCAGATGATAGTGACGATGGGTATAGAATATTAATTGATGTATGTCATCATACAAAAACTGTTTATATAGATAACGATATGTGTGATTACGATAAATTAAATGATTTACCCAGGATCATAAAAACATTTGGGTGTTTATATCCAAACTACACTCTTCAGGGCAATGACGCGTAATCATTTAAAACCAAAAAACTACGTACATATAAATGGCGACAGACGTTAGAACGATGAATCTTTCAGATAATGGCGATGGTATGGTTTCCCTAAATGACAATCAGGGTACATCTTTCGTGCCGAATATACCCCCTGAAAAAAATGTGAGTGAAAATAAACAGACAATGGACTCTACTTCGATTTCCGATATTATGGGTCAAGCCGAGGAACCAATCGAACCACCAATGATGAGCGCCGATCCAAGAATGACACAAATGCACATGCAAGCTCCAATGATGATGGCGCAACAACAACAACCAGTAGCACAACAAGCAACTGAAAAAAAATCCGAATCTAAAAATCCATTCAACCTTACTGATGACCAGTTCCAAGCACTCATTGTAGCTGTATGTGCTGCGGTGGCAATTAGTAAGCCAGTTCAAGAAAAACTCGCGAACTTTGTCCCATCGTTTTTGAACGACCAGGGAAATCGAAGCGCAATCGGCTTAGCGTCGACCGGTATGGTCGCGGCGATCGCCTTTTACCTTGCGAGAAAGTATACTTAAATCGCATTATAATGTCTATACATTCTTTTTCCGAAAATAAAATAGGAAACGAGAAATCCGAACAGTAAACCAACTGCGCGAAGTCCTAGAACAGTACCAGTACTCTTCGTAGTTTTACCATAATCTCTGAAATCATTTTCAAATCTTTTGTTTATTTGGGATACACCCGCAACCATACCCATACCCAATAAGGTTGATATAACTAAAAATGGTCCATCTATAGCTAAACGTCCAATTAAATTACCACCACGTGGTAATATAGTGATGACTAACGGTGTAACAACCATGATTATAAACATGTTTAACCATTTATCGTTTAAAAGTAGGGGGGCACTCGAAGACGCGAGTAAAGTGTTCAGTAACAAATACGCTTTCATTAAATCACCGAACGATTGCATTTTATTAATACTAAACATTATTTATCCTGGACGTGTTTACCACAAAATTCAGTTCTTTTTGGTATTTCCTGGTATATACCTAAAGAAACGCATATGGTTTTAAGTTTATTAAATTTTTTCCAGAATTCCTTACTATGTGAATATTCATCAACTGTACAATGTGCGAGTTCATGTAACAAAACGTGGAATATTTCATTAGATTCACCATCGATACATATACCTATACTTTTACCCTTATTAACATTATATCCTATATATCCATTTGTATATCGATGTGCGGTAAGTGGAATTTCCCTGTATAACATTTTGAATTCCTGATTATTCGTTTCCTTAAGATGTTCCCTGAGTGTCCTGTATTTTTCACGAACATCTGTTAATTCCCGTGGTTCCCTCGTGTTTACGTATAATAACACGTTTATGATAATCAGAAGTATGGCGAGTATCATCTTATCATAAACATACATAAAAATTGAACCTTAAAAAATAGTAGAAATGATACGTAAATTTATCGATTTTTTAACGAAACCTGAACCACGACCTGTTCTGGGACGGTGGGCGGTAAAATCATGTAGTGAACTACTCACATCCATAAACTCGGTGTACCAAAACCGCGACCACTGTGGTGATGTAATATGTCACGAACCTAAAAAAGCGGAAGAATATATTAAAACTAATAAAAAGTAATTATTTCTTATACACAAACCTAAATTTACTATACAAATCCGAAACCGGGTTCCCTTTAAGATCTTCCCACAATGTTAAAGTAAACCCCAAATCCTCCATTCGTGTAAAAAATATATCCTTATGGGCAATGGGTTCGACCTTTGGACCGTCTGCATAATACGGTGTATCGGCTAAATGGACGTATAACTTTTCCCCAAAGTTTCCTGAACTTGTATGTTTCATTAGAAAGTAGTTCCCTAATTCGTCTTTTACAGGTGTGTTCATAATAATCTTATCTGAATTCGGTATGATTCCTATGAATTGACCACCAGGTTTTATTCTATTTTTAATTGCTAACAAAGACGTCTCGAATAACTTGGATGATTCGAATATATAGTGCAACGCAAAGTTATAACACACGACGTCGTATTTCCTTTGTGGACATGCAAATATATCACCTTCATAAAAGTTGACGCGTATTTTCATGTTTTTAGCACGCGACTTAGCCTCCTTAAGTGAGTCTGGGTTTGGTTCACACATGCTTATATTTGCACCGGTATGTTTCCACTTTTGGAGATCACCACCGAATCCACATCCTACATCCAAAATACTGTCGCCTTCGCGGGTAGCCGATTGGATGAGGAGACGCTTAGACTCGTTATGGTACTTGCGTATCTCCTCCATTTAATTTATATTCGCTTTTCTTTTTTAAATGGGGTTACTAAGGTTGAAAAACAATCAATATACATTAATAAAAAATATACTAAATGTAAAGCCTAAGTATAAGAGGCTTAAACAGAAGATACTATTTAATCATATAAAACAATGGCAACTCTTGAACAAGATTACACGACCGTTCCCGGTCAATTATACGCATGCCTTTCCGTCGTAGGACCGGAAGCGCCGCAAAAGAATGATAAATTTGGAATTAAGATTAGGGGTACATTTAATTCTAGAGATGAGGCTGCATCACACGCTAAACGTCTTCAAAAAGAAGATGCGACGTTTGACATTTATGTTGTTGATATGTATAAATGGCTGTTAATCCCACCTGATCCGACAAAGATCGAAGACGTTCATTATACGAATGAAAAACTCGAAGAACTCATGTCTGGATACAAAGAAAATCAAGCACAAGCGGCGCACATGTTCGCGGAACGTAAACGTGATATGGTCGAAAGTGCCTCAACTTTTACGAAACCAGGTGATGAAAACTCGAAGTATTATACGAAACCCGATGAACCACCAATTAGCCATCCAGCTGAAGTTCTCGAACGTCTCCAAAAGGAAAAACCGGATACACCAATGGAGGAACTTGTTAAAGAAGCAGACGCCATGGTTGCTAAGGAAATCGAGGAAAGAAAGGAAAAACGTGAAGCTGAGGCAAAAGTAGCTCTTGAAAAAGAGGCGACTGAGAAGGGGTTCAATTCAGTTGAAGCAATGCAAAAGTTTGAAAAGGAAAAGTCTGAGTCGTCTACAGAAGCCCAGGATACCAAGGGTGAAGGGGAAGTCGAGGAAGGTGAAGAGGTAGAATCTAAATAAATTTGTTATATAAATGTAAGAATGTTGAGTATTATACTAAATATAATCACCATAATTATTGTTTTAGCCATGGTCGGTTTATTTTTACGATTGTATGAAGATCGAAAAAGTAAATCGGGTACTGAAAATGTGAGTGCGTCTGATGTCGCACAAGATATACTAAAAGACCCACTCGTTGTAAGTCGCGCATATTTTACTGGATCTAAAATTGGTCCTAT